AATGCATAGCTTCCAATTCCAGGATCACCCTCAAGAAGAACGTGATGGAGGAGCTTCAGGTCGAGCCCGAAAGCTGGATCATTATCATTCCAGGCCCGGTCAAGGGGACCATCATCATCAAGAAGAAAGAGCCAGAGATATTCGATTATGGGCCGACTGTCTCGGAAGAGCATTGAACGATCTTTGTCAGTTCTTTATTGATCGCGTCGACATGCTTATCAACGATCCTTCTCACTCGGACGTCTCCCTGCTGCTCACCCTCATAGCTCTCGATCAGTATCACTCGTACTACCTGCACTATGTTCCCCCTTGATGATTCTCCGCCCCTTTATAAAATTGAATCCTTGGGATTATTGAAAGTAATACACGCAGGCTATCGCACATTATGCACATGTGCAGACAAACAATATCATCAGCGCGGTATAATTAACTGGGGTGTTCCCGCACCTTTCTTCCAGCTATCTGCAGAGCAATAAACGCCGGATGATCATGCAGATCTGCGCGGACGTTTCCCGGACCACGAAGCGCTTCTCCGCGCAGGATATTTTCAACACCCAATCGAAGGCCGAGTATTGGTCCGCCTATGAGATGCGACTGACCTTCACGCAGATCTACCACGTCATGGCCGGCGCGCCCTATCTGAACGCCGTAGGGATGTGGCAGCGGTCCACTGAGTACGAGTTCGTCGAGGAGTTCAGGGAATATGCGGTGCCTCCGAAGAAGCGCACACCGGGTCCTGCTTATGAGGTAGTGCGCGGGTGAAAGAACCAATGGTCCAACCGTGGGAGCGACAGCCGGGAGAGACCGCCAAGGCGTTCGCGGCGTTCCGTGTGTATCGGTCCCTCGACACGTCTAAGCGCTCTCTCGAAGCCGTGGCGGCCAAGGCTAGAACAGGGCCAAAAACAGGCCACGGCATACCAGGTTACATCAAGGATTGGTCCGTCGGTAACAACTGGGTCAAGCGCGCTGCCGCCTACGACGACCACCTGGACGAGGTCCGGCGCAGAGCGGATGAGCGGGCCATCGTGGAAATGTCGAAGAAGCACGCCGAGGGCATGCGCAAGATATTCGACAGAGGCCTCGGTCGCATCAATGCCCTCGACGATGAGGACCTCCGGGGCAACCTCGCCCTAGAACTGGCGGTCCAAGGAATGAAGGGGGAACGCCTGGCGAGGGGGCTAACTACTGATTCTGTGCGCCAAGTGGTGCAGGGGGAACTGAATGTCAGACACAATGACGGCATCGCAGACAGCATCCTCGCCGACCCCGAGGCCACCCGATTCCTATGCCTTGCCCTTGAGCGCGCGTCAGCTCGCTCGGGCAAGCCCGGCGTCGTTCGCAATGGTGGCGTCGAAGGGGCAGTGGAAGATGCCGAAGCACCTGAGCCTACTGAGCGCTAAGCTCATGGACGTAGCGGCGGGTCGCTGTGATCGCCTGATGATCTCGATGCCGCCCCGGCATGGCAAGAGCGAGCTCACATCCAAGTATTTCCCGGCCTGGTATCTGGGGCGGTTCCCCGACAGGCGCGTCATCCTGTCCAGCTACGAGGCGGACTTCGCCGCCTCCTGGGGGCGCAAGGCCCGGAACCTTTTGACCGAGCATGGTCCGCAGTACTTTGACATCGAGGTGGCGAACGACAGCAGCGCCGCTAATCGCTGGGAGCTGAAGGGGCACGAAGGCGGCATGATCACCGCCGGCGTCATGGGCCCTATCACCGGACGCGGAGCGGACATACTGATCGTGGACGACCCGATCAAGAACGAAGGAGAAGCCAACTCACAGACCATCCGGGAGAATATCGCCGGCTGGTTCTCATCGACCGCCTATACTCGATTGGAGCCTGGGGGGGCTGTCATCATCATCCAGACGCGATGGCACGAGGACGACCTGACCGGGCGGCTGCTGATCGAGGAGATCGATGGCGGGGACCGCTACGAGAAGCTGATCCTGCCGGCCGAGGCAGTGGAGGACGATCCGCTAGGGAGGTCCTTGGGCGAGGCACTTTGGCCCGATCGGTATCCCATCAATGAGCTCCACCGCATCGCCCGGAAGCTTGGCGCGTATCGTTACGCCGCGCTCTATCAGCAGCGACCATTGCCCGCCGGCGGGGAGATGTTCAAGCGGTCCATGTTCCGCTACTTCCGCAAGGAGGGCGCGTACTACGTCCTGCGCCGCAACGTCGGGGAGAAGCGTGTCGCCATCTCCGACTGCTGGCGGTTCCAGACCGTGGACCCGGCAGCGAGCGAGCGGGAATCAGCGGACTACTTTGTCGTTATGACCCTGGACGTCACCCCGGACAACGAGCTCATGGTCATCGACGTCCGGAGAGAGAGGGCCGACACCACCAAGCACGACCGGATCATGGCCGAGACCAAGGCCCGCTGGTCCCCGAAGTTCCAGGCGGTGGAGTCCAAGGCGTATGGGCTCAACATATTCCAGTCGTTGAAGCGCAAGGGCTACGCCATCAAGGAGCTCATCGCCGACACGGACAAGGTGTCGCGGTCCAGGACCGGACAGGCGATGATGGAGGCCGAGCAGGTGTTCTTCCTGGAGAACGACCCCGCGTCGGACGATGGGGCACCCGATTGGTTGGGTCCCTTTGAGGCAGAGCTGCAGGCGTTCCCCAAGGGCAAGAACGACGACCAGGTGGACACCCTGTCGTACGCGTGCATCGAGATAGACGCCGGGGCATTGGACCCTGAGCCGAGGATATGGTATCTGGAGGACTGAGATGTTTGAGGGATTGAAGTCGAGGATGACCGGCAAGCGGTCCATGGGCGGGCTGCTCGGGCTCGGAGGGGCGAGAGTGCTGATCGGCGCAAGCTATACTGGACAGGCGCTCGAAGGCTATCAGAAGTGCGCGTATGCCTATCGCTGCGTGAACATCAAGGCCGACGCTTTGGCCAGCATCCCGTGGCTGCTATACACGGAGAAGGGCGGGGACGAGCTCGACCGGCATCCTTTGCTGGACCTGTTAGCCCATCCGAACCCCAGGCAAGGCGGTTCGGAGTTCATCCGCAACGTCGAGGCATACCTGCAGCTCAATGGCAACTCGTACACCTACGCCCCTCCGAACACCCTCACCGGGCCCAAGGAGCTCTACTCCCTGCGCCCTGACATGACGCAGCCGATAGAGGGGAACGCCGAGAACCCGGTGGCGTACTACATGTACTCGGGGAAGTGGGGGTCCACGCGCATTGCCCCGGAGGATATGATGCACCTGAAGTGCTTCAACCCCATGGACGAGATCCGCGGCATGTCCCCGCTGCTAGCCGCCGCCCTTGCCATACAGCAGAACAACGAGAGCCATGTTTGGAACGTGGCCACGCTTCAGCACGGAGGGCGGCCGTCCGGCGTGCTGTCGACGCAGGGGAACCTGAACGACAAACAGGCTGACCGCATGCGGAAGGACATGAAGGACAAGTACAGCGGGGCGGCCAATGCCAGCAAGATCATGGTCCTGGAGGCCGGCATGTCATGGACACAGGTAGGCATGACCGCCGAGGAGATGTCCTGGTTGGAAGGCATCAAGCTCAGCGCGAGGGAGATCTCGCTCGTGTTCGGGGTCCCCCCAGAGATCGTCGGCGACAGCAGCAACAAGACGTACTCGAACTACCAGGAGGCGCGCAAGGCGTTCTGGCAGGAGACAGTATTGCCCGAGGCGTACAATCTGCGGGACGAACTGAACAACTGGCTGGCCCCGAAGTTCAAGAAGAAGGGCGGCAAGGACCTTTACCTGGACATCAACATCGACGCCATCGACGCCCTGCAGGAGGACCGCACCGCCATGTGGAACCGTCTGAACGCCACCAATTGGCTGACGATCAACGAGAAGCGGCAGGCGGCCGGTTACGACGCGATAGGCTCGGACGGCGACGTGATATTCGTCCCGGCCACGAACCTTCCCCTTGACATGGCCACGCAGCCGTTCACCTCCGGGAGCGGGGCGCAGTGAGCGAGGGCAGGGAGATCAAGGTAGTTCACGCTCGGATGGTGGCACCTCGTGGCCCACCCTTGCACGTCCTGCGTCCGGAGGTCAAGGCCTTGGACCTCGGGACCGAATCGGCTAAGGCGGTCTATTGGAGGGCGTTCGAGCGCCTTCGGCTACGATGGTACGGGTCGTTCGCGCGCCTCGTCGCCAAGGAGTTCGAGGCGGAACGGAAAGAGGTCATGCGTTCGTTGGAAGGGCGGTCCCCGCATTCCGCGGAAGGCGCGATCGAGACGGCGCTGATCGACAGCCGGGAGCGCTGGACCAAGTTCTACAAGGCCGCGTACCTGGCGATCGGTGAGGACTTCGCCCCGATGGTGGAGGCCTCGATCAACGGCAAGGATTATTCGCCGGCGGATAATTCGTCGGTGTCTAGCGGGCAGCGGTCCAATGACCAATGGGCGCAGTTCTTGCTTGACTGGATAAGCAGGCAGAGCGGGGTGAAGATCTCGCAGATACAGGACGTCACGCTCGACCGCATCCGTGCGCAGCTGTCGGAGGGCATCACGTCCGGGGAGAGCATGGAGGACATCGCCAAACGCCTTGGTTCGATCTATGACGACAACGTCTCGGGTCGGGCCATGCGCATCGCCCGGACCGAGGTCATCAACGCCAGCAACGCTGCGTCCTACGCCGGCGCCAAGGGTTCCGGGGCAAAGGTGCGTAAGAAATGGCTATCGAGCAGGGACGGCCGGGTCCGGACCGCGCATGCCACCGCGGACGGTCAGATCGTGGACATGGACGCGCCGTTCCGGGTCGGCGGGTACGAGCTCATGTGGCCCGGGGACACCTCGCGAGGAGCTCCGGCAGCGCTGACCGTGAACTGCCGGTGCACGCAATCGTACGTCCGGCGGTGACCCGTTCTCCGCTTAATAGGTAGTGCGCGGGTCTGAGTACTGATAAACATGGACGGCACCGCTAGCGGCACTCCGCGCATGGAGACCAAGTCGTTCAAATGCGAGTTCAAGTCGAAGGGAGAGGGTAAGTTCTACGGCGTGGCCAACGCCTATGGGGTCGTCGACTCGTACCACGAGATCGTTGACGCCGGCGCATGCAAGCGGTCCCTGGACACCAAGGGGCCGAGGCGCAAGCTGCTCTATCAGCACTCGACCTTCCACCCCATCGGACTGGCCGATTTCTCAGAAAGTTCCACGGACCTGTTATTTGACGGGTTCATCACACAGAAGACTGTCACTGGCCGGGAGACCTACTCGCTCATCGAGGACGGCATTATCGACCAAATGAGCATCGGTTTCGACGTCATCCGGGATGCCTACGATGAGAACGGGCTGCGGCATCTGTTGGAGCTCCGGTTGTGGGAGGCGTCCCCAGTGACGTTCGCCGCCAATGAACTGGCGGTCATCCAGGGCGTCAAGGCCTTCGGCTACGGCAGGGATGAGCTCGCCCTGATGCTCGAAGGGTTCAAGGCCATCGCCGACCCCGTGGCCGAGATCATCAGCCGGCATCAGGCTGGCAAGTTCACACTGAAGGACCGCGAAGCAGCGGTCCAAGCATCATCCATCTTGCAGGACCTCATCGGACAACGTAAGGCGGCGGACGGCTCGGGAAACCACCCGGACGACGCCAGGACGGCCGGTGACCCACAACCTGCGGGATCGTTCAGCGACTCGGAGATCCACTCGCTGTTGGAGGCGGCCCGCGCGATACGGGCATCGGTCATCTAGGAGGCTAGAAAGGACATGGACAGCAAGGAAATAGAGAACATCGTAAAGGAGATCAAGGCCACCGCCGACGACATGCGCGGCAATCTGGCCGAGTTCAAGGGCACCAAGGCCAAGGTCGATGAGCTGTACACACAGCTGCAGGACCTGGTCGGACTGAAAGAGGCGGTGGCGCTGCTGCAGACCAAGGGCGGAAGGCCCGGGGTCAGCGGCGGAGCTGAACCGAACGAGGCGAAGAAGGCGTTCCTGGAGTACGTCTGCAAGGGCCGGGACCACATGAGCCCGGACTCCATCAAGGCCCTACAGATCACCGATGACGCCAAGGGCGGCTATCTGGTCCCCGCGGACTTCATCGCACGCATCATCGAGCACAAGATCGACTACTCGCCGATCAGGTCCCTGGCGTTCGTCCAGCCGACCTCTCGCGGCGAGGTCACCATACCGAGGGAGTCGGGGTACATCGGGGCGTCCTGGGTAGGCGAGGGCGAGTCCCACACCACCGACGACGACAGCACCTGGTCCCTGGTGCTCGAAGACCTGAAGGCCATGAAGATGGTCGCACGGGTCCCGGTCACCAACGACCTGCTGGAGGATTCGCCAATCGACGTCGAGGCCTGGATCGCCGGCAGGGCGGCTCTGAAGTTCGGCATCACCGAGGGCACCGCGTTCGTCGCCGGCACCGGCTCGAAGCAGCCCGAGGGGATCATGACCAACGCCGACGTGGCAGCGGTCGCCGGCGGGGATGCGTCTCTCATCACCATCGACGGCATGCTCGGCATCGGGGACGGCATCCCGTCCTACTACGACAAGAACAGCACCTACATCATGAGCAAGGCCACCAGGACCAAGATCCGGAAGCTCAAGGACAGCAACGGCGTCTACTACTGGCAGGCCCCGCTGACCGCGGGAATGCCCCAGACCTTCAACGGCTTCCCGATCGTGCTGTGCCCGGACATGCCGGCCATCACTGGTAATGCCTATCCGGTCGCGTTCGGAGACTTCCGCGAGGCGTACATGATCGTGGACTCCAAGCAGATGACCATGCTGCGTGACGAGATCAGCAAGGCCGACTACGACGCCACCGTCCTGCGCTTCAAGCAGCGCGTCGGCGGACAAGTGGTCCAGCCGGAAGCTATCGCCAAGCTGAAGATCGCCACGAGCGTGTGAGGTGACTGAAATGCACGACCTACAGAACAACATAAACGTGGTCCAGGCGCTGGCACCTATCGCCGTCGCGGCCGATAACACCGGCTCGGCGATAGACCTTGCCGGGTACAAGAGCGCGGTCATCGTGTGGAACGTCGGCACCGTAACCGATGGTACCTATGCCATTGAGGTACAGGAGTCGGACACCACGACCAGCGGTGATTTTGCGGCCGTAGCGGCAGCTGACCTGATCGGGACCGAGAAGACCGGCGTCACCACCACCAACGACGAGGCGGTGTACACCGTGGGCTACAAGGGCTACAAGCGGTACATCAGGTACGTGATCACCGAGACCTCTGCCGGATCCACCGGTGGCGTGATGTCGGTGAGCGTGATCAAGGGCAATCCGGACCACGCCCCGTAAACCCCTTCCTCTTTTCACTTTTTGAGGTGAGGGAATGACTGAGGAAAGCTCCGGGAACATCGGCCCCAAGGTCCCCGGCAGGAAGGTGGGACCGTCCAAGACGATGGTCACAGGGCCGAGCGAGATCAAGGAGGTAAGGCAATGATGCTTGATATGAGCCCCGAACAGTGGGCTATGGCAGCGTTCGCTGCAGGCGTGATAGCGACCGAGGCGATACGCAGATGCCCGAAGCCGTACGCATGGCTGAAGGTCAAGTCAGCATGGCTGCACAAGAAGCTGGACGCGGTAGTGCTCCCGGAGGAGATCTCCGACGAGATCAAGGCGGTCTACGCCGCGGCGGTTGCCGCGCTCGATGCTTGGGACAAGGCCCTCGAAGACGACAAGATCTCCTACAGCGAGACGGTCATCCTGGGGACCAGGGCGTTGGCGCTGATCAAGGCCGTAAGGAAGCTGATCTGAGGTGAGCGTTTGGCATTCGGCGAAGCATACCAGGGGATGGAACTGCGGGAGATAGTCGTGGAGATCGCGACCAAGCAGGACATCATGATACAGCAGCAGGCGGCCGGTGCCATCCACATGGAGAAGCTGGAGCAGAAGGTGGATAGCATCCGTTGCCCCTCGGCGCTGTGCCAAGACCATGGACATCGCATCGAGGCCCTGGAGAAGGCCGACGCGGAGGAGGACGAAGCGGGCAAAGAGGCCAAACTGAGCAAACAGGCCTGGGCCGGGATCATCATCATGGCCGCACTGGCCGCGGTGAGCATATTGCTGCAGGTGGCAACAATGTTAAGAGGTGGTTGAAATGACAGACGACATAGAGACGTACATTCCAGCGAGCGGGAGAGTGCTGGGGGAGAGCAACAGGCGGGTCAACATGGCCGACGCCATCAGTCCGACCGTCATCAAGGGCATCGACGTGGCACTGGCAGCGACAGCAGCGCCTGCGTCGGCGACCTCGATACCGTGCTCACGCGTGATCGTCCAGGCGGCCACGACCAACACGGTGGTCGCGGTCGTCGGAGGCGTGGCAGGACAGACGCACGAGCTGATTGCCGGGACGAGCATCGACATACTGATCAGCGACGTGTCCAAGGTCTACGTCAAGGGCGCATCCGGGACCGTGCACGTCACATACTTCGCATGAGGCGCTGACATGTTGGCGCTACCGCACCCGACGTTCCTGCATGGTCGATGGTCTGAGGCCGACCCGTTCAACGTGATGGGGCTCCAGTGGAACAAGACCGCCGACACATACGTTCGGCTAGGGGCCGTCGCCGGGCTGGCGCGTACAGCCTTTGACGCACGGTTCCCCTGGGCCGCCATGCGCCGCTGCAACGTCAACGACGCTGGGGAGATCACCGCGTACTACGGCGACGCCTCCTATCGGGCGGACGGGAGCAACGGCCAGGTGATGGTCGTCATCCCGAAGTTCTACTATCGGACGGTGGTCCTCGCTGACGGCTATCAGTGGTACGTCTCACCGTTCCCGCTGCCTGGATACAAGGTGCATCCGGCGTTCGTCCGGAACGGCGTGCTCAAGTCTCGCGTGTTCGTCGGCGCTTACAAGGCGTCGGCGTACGACGTGACCGCATCCGCGACCGAGGTCAACACGATCACTGTGACCGGGGCGGCCACCGCTGACGGCAACGTGACGATAACTCTGGATGGCAACCGCCCCATCGTTGTGGCCGTAGCGTCCGGGGATGACGTCAACGCCGTGGCCGCCAAGCTCCGTGCTGCGACCTACAACTGCGCTCCCCACTCTCCGCAATCGTTCGCTGCGTCCGGAGCGGATGCGGCGTGCATACTGACCTGCTCCGTTCCCGGTCTGAAAACGACCACGGTGTTCGCCGCGGCTGCAACCGGTGTCACCGCTACCGTTGTAAAATCGGTCGCCGGAGCTGGCGGCTACATGCTCAACGACCCTGCCGGGCGTGTCAACACGGCCACGACCGGCGACAAGCTGGCCAGCGTGTCCGGCGTGAAGCCCATCAGCGGATGGAAAACGTCGCTGACGCTGCCCGAAGCCCGAACGCTGGCGCACAATCGCGGCACTGGCTGGGAGGTCATTGACTTCTTGACCGCCTCGGCGCTGCAATTGCTGTATCTGGTGGAGTACGCATCGTTCAACTCGCAAGCCACGCTGGGCAACGGCATCCTGAGCATTACGGACGATGGCGCTACCAACATGGCTCCCTACAACGGGCAGACCAACGCTCTGGGCAACGTGTCCGGCTCGGCCACCGGGCAGACGCACTATCAGACCGGCCAGGCTGCGAACGATGTGACGTATCGCGGCGTCGAGGGCTTTTTCGGGAACCACTGGGAATGGACCGACGGCATCAACATCAAGGCGGATTACAAACCGTGGATAGCTGACAATGGTTTTGCCAGCGATACGTTCGCCGCTCCCTATGTCGATTCGGGGTTGACGTTGTGCGCGACCGACGGCTACGCTACCGACATCGCCCTGGACGCCGATAACGACTACTGGTTCCTGGCGTCCGCTGTGGGGGGCTCGGCGTCGGCGAAGCTGTGCGATTACTATTGCCGGGCGGCGGGGAAC